TGTGCTGCAACCCGTTCTCAAATAGAAATTCGCCAAGGCTATCCTTGTCTCCGAACTTCACGATTGAAAGAATTTCCATGTCCATTAGACACCGTAGTACGGAATCTTTTTGCTAGTGCCGTTAATCAGGATCGTGATGTAGCCTTCTGGAATCAAAGGCAGGCTGCTAGTTGCAAACGTGGCATTGGCGTTGGTGGTCGCAGAAATGTTGGCGTTCGCCAGCGTCAGGTTGCCAACCGAGGTAGTAGTCCCACCCAAGGTCAACGTAGTGTTGCCCAGGGTGATGTTTGATCCAGTTACTTGCGCCGCCGTGACGCTGATCGTCGCGTTCGCCGCCGCCGTAAGCCGCCCCTGCGCGTCAACAGTAAAAGTTCCAACGGTACTTGCATTGCCATAAACTCCCGCTGTGACTGTCGTGTTTGCCAACACAATCGTTACGTTTGACGCATTGGTGATGCGACCTTGTGCGTCAATAGTGACTTGCGCTATAGCGCCAGAATTTCCGTATACGCCAGCAGTGACAGCAGTATTGGCAAGGCTGATTGTTCCAGTAGCCGTGATCGGGCCACCAGTCAACCCAGTGCCAGTATCAACCTGGGTTACTGTCCCGCTACCGCCCCCGCCTCCACCGCCTGCTACCTTAAGCATGATTGCTCCTTACAGGCCATCGCCAGGCGTGACGTAGATCGTAGCCGTGCCTGTAGACGTAACGCCAGTAAAGTAGGCGTTTGGCACAAAGGTCAGAATCTCATCAGTTGATGGCAACAGCGGGAATGATTGTCCAGTGGTCGTGACGATTGCCGCTGCATTGTTTGCATCCGCAGCAGTCGTGCCGTAGCCCAGAAATACTGTGACCGTGCCAGTGTTGATGACACGGTACTGATTGCCGCCCAGGGTGCTAGACAAGCATTGCACAGCAGTCGGAGCCGCTACATTGGCAACGAACGCTACCGTGTTGCCCGTCTTGGTAAACGCATTAAGCCCCATTTATCATCTCCATGATTTCGTCAATGGTTTCCTGCACTTCCCAAGAATTGCCGTTCATGCCGAATGCCACAGTGACCTTTACGTCATCTACCGTGTTCTCAAAGAACGACATCATCGCCTCGGTGTTCAGGATCAAACCTTCACCAATGCGGCCTTTGGTAGCGTTGGTCAGACGGATCAGCTTCATGCCTGTTCAACCCATGAAGTCGTGGCTTCGTCCCACGAATACCGCTTGTCATCAGTCGGCATAGGCACGGGCGCATTCCACAGACAAGTGTCCTCATTCAGCACCCAGGACGGGAACGGCTTGGGCGAAATGAAAGCATCGCGCTGCGCGTCATAGGTGTATCCGATGCCAGCGTAGTTCTTACGAAATGGCGTACCGCCCAGGGCGTGAACGCCACCCCGCGTGTTGTAGCTAGTCTGCTTGTAGACATCGCCAGTACGCGCAGTTAGTTCTGCTTCCTTGCCGTTGTCCTCATCCCTGCCGACGGTGACAAACACCACGATATTGTTTTCATCAAGTTTTGCAAAATGTGCCATGATTTTTCCTATGCGAACGATACGGTTTCGCTAGTTGTTGATGTTGCAGTCACAGTATAAATCTTGAACCCGCCGCTAGTAACAGACGTTTGCGTTACACCACCGGAGAAAGTTCCGGTATAGGTGCTAGGCACTTTGATGATGACAACGCCCGATCCACCATTGCCGCCACTTCCACCGTTGCCGCTGCCTTGGCCTCCCGCGCCGCCCCCGCCGCCTGTGTTAGCTGTTCCTGCCCCTGCGGTCGTATTGTCATTCGTTCCGTTTCCACCGCCGCCTTGACCTGTTCCAATGGTTGCGCCTTGAGAGCCGCCGCCACCGCCGCCTGCATAGGTTACGGACGAGCCACTGATTGAGTTGGCAGTACCCGATCCACCGTTGCCTGCAACTGTAGAAGTTGCATTGACACCAACCGAACCCGAACCGCCGCCGCCCGCGCCTTGCCAAAATGCTGATCCATCGCCATTGCCGCCTGTGTTACCTTGCGATGGCGAAGTGCTTGGAGTATTACCCGCAGCGCCGCTAATGCTACCCGGGCCTGACCCGCCACCACCTGATCCTCCGGTGTTTGGTGAATAAGTTGAAGCACCGGTGCGACCACCGCCACGACCGCCACCTGTTGCGGTATTCGTGGAAAAAACAGAATTGCTACCTGCTACTGATTGAGAACCGCCCGCAACGCCTCCTGCGCCACCTGCGCCAACGGTGACGGTGTAATTACTTCCAAGAACTAATGGTTGCGAAGTGAATGACCGATAACCACCCGCACCGCCGCCGCCGCCTGCTTGAGAACCACCTCCACCGCCACCTGCAACAATAAGATATTCAAGAGGGGATGAAGTGATAAATGTAACCGTTTCGCTAGTTGTGCTGGTTGCTGTAATTGAATAAATGTTAAAACCACCAGACGTAGCCGAAGTGACTGTCACCCCGCTTGAAAATACTGCGCCAACCGTATCCGGCACTTTGATGATGACGATGCCCGAGCCGCCAGAGCCAGAAGTTTGCCCACTTCCTGCCGAATCATAACCAGCGCCGCCACCCCCGCCTCCGGTGTTGGCTGTTCCTGAAACTCCATTTCCAACACTATTGTCACCGCCTCTGCCGCCGCCGCCAGTGCCGCCAGCACCATTTGACCCGCTGCTTCCGGCTACATAAGCGCCACCGCCGCCACCACCTGCGCGGGTAACACTTGAGCCGGTAATTGAACTAGCCGTTCCCGATCCACCAGCGCCACCTGATGACGTTCCAGGCGCATTCGATCCAACAGCAGACGCACCACCACCGCCGCCGCCAGCAAATTGAGTGCCGCCGCCATTGCTTGAGCCTGATCCTCCGTTACTTCCTTGCGATGGGCTTGCAGACGGAGTATTTCCTGCGCCACCTGCTTGTGATGCACCATTGTCACCGCCGCCACCACCGCCTGAGCCGCCAGCAGTTCCTACAGTATTTCCACTAGCACCCTTGCCACCGCCAGCAGAAGTTATGGTGCTAAAAACAGAGTTACTGCCGCTTGTAATTGATCCCGAAGAAGAAGAGCCAGTTCCACCAGCACCAACCGTTACTGTGTATGAAGTTCCAACATTTAACGTTTGTGAAGTAAATTCACGATAGCCGCCAGCGCCACCACCACCTAAATTTCCTCCAGCCCCACCACCCGCTACAACAAGGTAGTCAGCAGAGAACGTGGTAACGCCGCCACCGGCGGCTTTGGCAAAGAAAAAGTTTTTAGCTGCAAACATGATTAGGTGTAGTTCTGAACAGCACTGCCAAACCAGGACGAACCATCAGCAACAAAGGTGATGATGTCGGTACGGGATGCGGTAGTTGTAATCGTTGGAGCCGTGTTTGCAGGAAATTTCACGCTAGTAAACGTAGCAGTCAGGTTGCCAGCACCAGTATTAAGCAAAAGCAAGAAAGACTTGCCAGCCGTGGCCGTTGGCATAGTGAACGTACAGTTTGCCGTCAGCGTGACAGTCTGCACCGTGCCATTGCTTAGAGACAGCGTTTGGGTCGTGCTGCTGTTGCCAATCGCCACCACACCCTCGGTGTAGTTGTTGACCTGCGTGTTGGTCAGCGTGACGTTGCCTAGGCTGGTAGTCGTGTTGCCCAGATAGACGGCGGTGTTGCCAAGCGTAATCGCCGTGGCAAAGTTTTGGTCAAGCTGTGACAGCGGAATCGCGCTAGTCGCAGTTGCAAAGATATTTGGAACAGCCATTAGAACCTCGCTCTTAGTTCGTGTTCAAACTCAAAACCATTGACTACAAATCCCGGTGTCGTGGATGTCAAGGTTTGACCTAGATATTTACCCCATTGTTCAGCATCAGTCTTAAATAGCGTATATCCAGCGCCAATCCACGGAATCACCGTACTGGAATTGTTCGTCCATGGGATTGTTGCGCCGAGATAGTTGTACCAAGTCGCATAGTTTACAAGCGTGTAGCTTGGGCTGCTACCTACTTCGCTGTCTACGGTGACGTTCAATGTACCGCCAGTAGTCAGCGTAGCCTCAATGCCAATTTTGAGCGCCTGTTTGTCCCGTATCGGATCGCCCATTGGCATCAGCGCAGTCTGAATCGTGCTGGCAGTATTTGCTGTGCTATTGCCATATAGCTTGTAAAGGGCGTTGTTATCCGTGCCGTACAGGGTAATCAGGCCGCTTACCGGGACGGAAGTCACATAGTTGAGCGTGTCACCCTGGCTGGTAAAAAACCATTTTTTCTCGAAAAACACGGCCTGCACAAACCGAGAGCCGCCGTAATAGTTCTGTTTGAAGTTGAATGCCGCGCACAGAATGTTGTTGACCAGAACCTGCCCAGCCGTAATCGGGTAGGTGAAGTCGATGGTCGGGAACACGCCGTCCAGTGCGTCTGAAATTTTGCTGGTGGTCGAACCAACCAGGGCGTACACCCCGTAATCGTTCAGGAACAGTACGGAACGGAAGTACGGGAAGATAGCGTCCTTGCGCTTGGAACCTACCGAGGCGCTGACGTTGGTGTTGGTGAACAACGTCAGACCGGCGGTCGTGACCCGGACATCCGAGAACACGTTGATGCTGTCATCGCCAAAAACATACAGGAAGTTGTTGGCAGACAGAATTTGTTGAATGTTGCCGTGCAGCGTAGAGTCGGTCAGCAGGATGTTGCCAGCCGAGACACTGGTGAAGTCGTTGTACGAACCGGCTGCGGTATATGCCACCGTCCGTCCGTAAGCCACCCAGACGCGCCCAGAGAACGAGGCTACGCCTACGTTGTCGTTGCTGTTGATGATCGCCTTGGCAGTCGCGTTGCTGCCGCCCCCGCCGGTGATGGTTGCGGTGATGTTGGCAGTGTTCGTGTAGCCCGATCCTGGGTTGTTCATCAGAACCTGGGTGACTTGACCGCCGGACAGCACCGCGGTTGCCGTGGCGTTCGTCCCGCCGCCGCCAGAAATGGTGACTACCGTGTTGGCTGCGTTGGTGTAGCCGCTGCCGCCGTTGGTCACAAGTACCGTTACCGTACCTGTTTTGAAGGTCACAATGCCTGCAATGGCGCTTGCACCAGAGCCACCACCCCCGGAAAGGGTGATGGTTGGGGCTACGGTATAGCCAGTTCCGGCCTCAGAAATGGTGATGGAAGTGACTGCATTCCCAGAAACCGTGGCATTTGCCAGCGCCTGAACGCCATTGGCGTTGTTCGGGGCTGAAATGGTCACTGTCGGGACGCTGGTGTAACCAGAGCCGCCAGAAACGATGGCAATAGAGCCAATCGAGCCTACAGCCACCAGGTTTGTGCCGTCCCAGGTGTAATAGCCGTTGGACGGGTCAAGAATTAGGGCGCGTTCGTCTTTCCACTGTCCGACTTCTACGCCAACCGCCGAAAATGTACCGGCAGCAGCCACCGTGCCTTTGACAGCATCGCTGATGTTGAAGTACTGGCAGCTTCCATCAGCCTGAAACGCAAGGATGTGGTCTTTGTTGTTGATGGAGCAGGAAAACAGGCCGGACACCGTGTTGGCAAAGGTGACTGCCGTGTTGCCAGAGTCAAGAACCGTGCTACGGTTGTTGATGATCTTGATGTTGGCAAAACCAATGGGCTGGGCATTCTCAATCCATGAGAATTCCGTCTGGTCGATAGCCGTCCGGTTGGCCTTGGTGTTGACCCCCTTAAACTCCTTGATGACCTGATAGGACTTTTTTTGCTCTGCGGCAGCCATATCAGTACGGAGTCGAGTAAGGGTTGGGCATCCTTCTGGTGTACGTTGTCGCTAGGACAGATTGTGCTTGTAGCTGATATTGCTGCTTGAAAATCTCAGCTTCGCCATAAGATTGTTCTTTGAACTTGGCCTTGTAACAAGCATAGAACGCCACCGGGGTAGTCCACGGGTCAGGGATTTCGTCAACCTGTGTGCTGGTCACTAAATCGACCGGCAGGATGACGGTATCGCATTCCATCGTGTAAGTTTGATCGGGAACCGGGCCAATGTAGAGGCTGGTCGGCCCGTACATGGAGAAGGCAATAGGTTGCCCGATGTAATTCTGCCAGTAGCGCAGTTGCGCGTTGAATTGCGTCCACGACATATAGCGCATCGGAACGCGAGTATTTCCCCAGTACAGATTGATGTTCAAGACATCCATGGTCTGCATAGCTTCTGGGAAGTCTGCCGAGAAGGTGTAAACCTCCTGGTTGGTAACTGCTGTGACCGTCTGGATTTTTCGCAGACAGCCAGTATCTCTGACTAAACGCTGACGAGCGTTGTTGATGTAGTCAGTCAGTTCATTGTCAGAATAGAAGTTGCCGTTTGCATCATGCAGCAACCGCCGACATTCTGTGATGTAGCCGGAAAGAGTCTGTGACATCTGTATCCCATCATGCCGTCATAGCGAGGACTTTTCCCCCTCCCCGCTTTGCAGGGGGAAGGGGTACTTGTTCCACCACCGGGGATAAAGAGTGGTTCTTTT